TGTCCAATCCTTAAATTCCTCCGATGCTACATCTACTCGGGTTACCCCAGCTAGGTGTAAGATTCGTGATTCAATGTCCTCAAATTGGGGACATACCTCTGAAGGCTCTAGATCTAAACGGAACTCGCCAGACTGGCGATAACGTATCTGAGTTTTCAGGTCACCCAACGACCGAGCGAGTTTGCTCGAGAAGTTGTGTGTGGTTGGTTTAATAGTTTCTAATAGCCATTGAGACTCCTCCACACGCTGTTGGTATGGTTTTCCTTTCGGATTCCAACCTAGAGCATAAGGGTGAAGTCCTTTTGGGACCTCACTAAGGAGTTTCACAACCTTACGCTGTCGAGGACGTAAGAGTCCAACTGATGTTGGACCTAGGTTCCTCACGACATCAAGAAAGGAATTATCAGATAATTCCCTCCATTTAGGTTGAGCTATGATCATCTCCTTTGTTATCAATCGACCTCCAAATTCGTTAAGAAGAGGAGAGTCAAGAGATTTTGAAGGAGATGTAGAAACACCTAAGCGTTTATAGAGATCCAAGAGACGCAGACCTGCATCTCTGGTTATGACAATGTCATCACCTAAAATCCTATAAAACTCAGGTTTTGTGAGACTGACTACCATGTGATGACTAAAGGCAAACGCTGCGAACGATGGGAACAAACCTAATGGTTGTCCTTTTGTCCACCGTGTAAAACCTTTTGCATTCATGGGATCAAAGAACTTCCCACGTGACACCCTCTCAAAGAGAGTGAGGTCATTTTCATCAAAACAATTCTGGGCTCTAAGAGCCTTCATTGTATATGATAACGGGAAGGAATCTGTTGCATTGGAAAGATCAATAGACATAAGTCTAACACCTTTCCTCATCTGATCCTGGATATCGGAAATTCCTTTGTCCTGATTAAATGTACAATCAGATTCACAGTCTCGTAACCAATCATAAATTCTGTTTCCTAACCTGCTTAATGCAAGTTGGTACACAGGTAATGGGTTGGCTACAACTCGTAGTTTGAAACCAGGTTCTTGTATATGGGAAATTAATCCTACATACTCAAACGCATCTGAGCTCGAATGAAGAGCTCCCCTAGATATTATTTTATAATAATCATCTGGGAGGGAATCTGCTACTTTATTAAACCATTTCTCTACCAAAGGAGTAAAAGCACTGTCAGAGACATTGTCATAAGACATATCTCCGGAACGCAGGTACTCCTCCCGATCATTTTCATGGATTAAACAAATCAATGAAAACTTCGGTGAGG